TCATGCACAGTGTTTCAAACAGTTGTGCCATAAGAGTGGCAGTTTTTCTAAGAAAGAATTAAGCATCTCATCCAGTTCTTTTTCCATGAAAAGCATTCGTTCCTTTATCCTGTCAATGAATTTTTTCAAAATCAATAGCAACGCGTCCATATAACGTAAATCTTGCAGCTCATCATACGAGGCAAAAAACAGATCACCAATGCTGCGTTTATCTGCATTTCGGCGCTGCTCCAGCGACAACATCGTGTAACGAGCAAAGACAATGGAGACATGAGCCGTCATGGCATCATCAATCATCCGTTTAAATCCTTTCCGGTGTTTGGTATTCGTAGCTGAAATGCCTTCATCCGTATACATCCCGACAAATTCCCAATTATTTCTGCTCTGGATATAACGCGTATAATAATCCACCTGTGCTTCATAGCTGGTAAGCTGTTCATCATGATCTGTTGAAACCCTTGCATAACCTGCAACTTTCCGTTTCCACTGCCGGTTCAGCGGCTTCTCGGTATAGTTTTGAATCGAGGCCGGTATGACATGTACCTTTCTCATTGAATAATCGCTCCTTTACTGCGTCCATCAAAGAATCGGAACAGCAGACTGCCGTCTTCCTGAATTTCAATTTGTTTCACTTTCTGCCGAAATACTGCTTCATCAAATTCAGAACAGTGCAGTATATCGGCAGCCATGCTTTTTAATGAGTCTTCTTTTATCCCGCCGATATGGATACACCTGCGTTTTCTCTGGCATCGCCAATAGGCTGTTTTTCCCTTTTTACGCCGTTCCAGGCACCGGGTAAAGGTTGCTTTACAAGTGGGACAGAAGATGCGTTCTGAAAAAGCTGTATATCGTTTGGAATTGCCGCTCTGATGGTATTGCTTCATCCATTGCCGCTGTTTCCCTTTCAGTTCATCCATCCAGCATTCTTTCAGAGCCGTCTAGTCCCATTGCCGTTCTACGATACTTCCATCGCTGAGATAGAATACCAGTTTCTTATAAGAAGGAACAACAATCTTCTTTACTCGCCGAACAAACAATTCTTCATCAAATTCATCTGTACTCAGAACGGCTGCGCATGCTTTTTTCAAAGCGGACTGTGGAACGGAGCCATAGGCGCCGCAGTTTGTCCCCTTGCCCTTATGCGAATCACAGGTCCAGTATTCACGTATCCTTCCCTTATATTTCCGAACAACATGAACATAGCTTTTCCCGCAGATGCCACATTTGATGATCCCCGTAAAGCAAGAGGTGTTCAAAAAATCCCTGGCATATCCGCCCCGCTGCATTCCCATTTCCTTGCGACTCTTTAATTCCTGCTGAACCCGTTCAAACATATCAGAAGAAATTATGGCTTCATGATGCCGTTCCACTACATACTTATTCTTTTCTCCATGATTAACAGCCTGGCGTTTGGTAATAGGGTCCGTCACAAAGGTTTTCTGAATCTCAAGAACACCCGTATAAATCCGATTCGTAAGAATCTGCCTGATACTGGCGTCTTTGAAATAGTTCCCATACATGGTGCGAATCCCCCGCTGCTTTAATTCCCGTAATATATCTTTTCTGGTTCTGCCCTGCAGATAGGCATCAAAAATTTCTCTGACAATCGCGGCTTCTTCTGGTTTGATGACCAAATTATCTTTCTCCCAGCAATAGCCGTAAACGAAGAACTTTGCATGAGGAATCCCCTGTTCAAACTTTTTACGAAACCGCCACTTGATATTATCACTGAGGGAACGGCTTTCCTCCTGGGCAAAAGAAGCAAGAATAGTCAGCATCAACTCCCCATCCCCGCTCATGGTATGAATGTTTTCTTTCTCAAACCAGACTTCAATACCCAGTTCTTTCAGGCGTCGCACTGTCTGGAGAAGGTCGACCGTATTCCGGGCAAACCGCTGGATAGATTTTGTGAGGATGATATCGATTTTACCCGCTTCCGCATCTTCCAGCATCCGCTGGAAATCCTGCCGCTTCTTGATGCTAGTCCCGGAGATGCCGTAGTCCGCATAGACGCCGGCGTATTCCCAGTCCGGGTTCTTCTGGATCAGGCTGCTGTAATAACTGACCTGCGCCGAAAGGGAATGCTGCATCCGCTCCGATTCCATGAAGACGCGGGCATAAGCTGCGACTTTCTTACGCTTCTTGATTATTGGTATGCTTTGTTCGATTTTACGGATAGTCCGCATAAAATCAGCTCCTTTCGACACTATATATCACTCGTATTATTAAGTAAGTCAAGCAGATAAGCTTGATCACATGCCCTGAAAGGAGCATACGGTATACTGTTCTAAGATGCTGTGGACTGGTGATATTTATCACTACCGCTCAGACGGTTTTTCAGAGTTTCCAGCCACAGTCTCTTTGTCTGATTGTTAATCAGTTAGATACCGCACGACGGTTTATGTAGAACGAGTTTACAAGAGCAAAGAGCTCTGTGGATTAGAACAGTATCAAAAATAATACGAGGAGGTACCATTATGATCCTAGTAGGTATCGATGTGGCAAAAGATAAGCACGATTGCTGCATCACAAACACCGATGGAGAGATGCTTTTCGACATCTTTACCATCACCAACAACAGTGAGAGCTTTGATATCCTGTACGAGAGAATCCGCTCTGTTGCACCAGATCTATCCAAAGTAAAAGTAGGGCTGGAGGCAACCGGACATTACAACTACAACATTCTCTCATATCTGCTTGACAAGCATCTCACCGCTTATGTCATTAACCCGCTTCACACGAATTTTTATCGCAAAGGATTAAGCCTTCGGAAAACAAAGACGGATCGGATTGATTCGAGAACTATTGCACTTATGCTTCTGACCGATTTGAGCCTGAAACCCTACTCGGTTTCATCATATCACAGAGAAAACCTGAAATCTCTGACAAGGTATAGATTTTCCAGAGTTCAGGAACGTTCAAGGCAGAAATCTTCCATTTCAAGGCTTGTTACAATCCTCTTTCCCGAATTATCACAGCTTGTTCCTTGCATCCATATATCCTCAATCTATACCATGCTGGAGGAATTACCGGGTGCTTCGTACGTGGCATCTGTTCATCTCACCAGGCTGACAAACATACTTTCAAAAGCTTCCAAAGGGCGATTCGGCAGAGAAATGGCAATCACTTTTCGTGAGGCTGCTCGAACATCCATCGGTGCCAAAATCCCGGCAAAATCGCTGGAACTGCGTCATACCATCGCTGATGTACGGGCTATCGAAAGTGAAATAAGAGAGGTGGAAACCGAAATACAAAAGCTAATGGATGAGGAAACTACCACTATTACATCCGTACCCGGGATCGGAACTCAAATGGGAGCAATCATTCTTGCGGAGATTGGTGACTTTTCAAGGTTTGACTCTCCTGATAAAATACTTGCTTTCGCCGGGATGTCACCATCTACATATCAATCCGGAAAGATGATCAGCAGCTATGCTCACATGGAAAAACGTGGATCACGTTATCTCAGGTTCGCTCTGTTTAATGTCACGAAGCACGTGTGCAATTATGATCCCGGATTTGCCGCATATCTAGCTAAAAAGCGAGCCGAAGGCAAACACTATAATGTAGCTATATCGCATGCAGCAAAGCGTCTCGTAAGAATGCTGTACGCCATGGAAACGAACGGCACTCTATACGAAGCAGCATAAGCACAACAATCCTTCATAAATTTTTCAGGCATCCTCCGGATGTCTATTTGTCGTGCAAGAAATAGATAATTAAATAATTTCCTCAAAAATCAGCGAAAATCTACATTTCAGGGGTTGACATTCTATAGTTAGACTCTAAAGGCTCATGATAGCAAGTCATTTCTGTACAATAAAGCATATCTTTTATTGCTCTCCTGTAAGGATAAATCTTATATATTCCTTACTATGTTCTTCAAGAAAGATTACCAATTCGTAGTAGCCAAGCTCGTTAGCAAGATATTGAACCATATTAGTATCAAACATATTGGTGCGGCCGCTGTCACGAATAGAAAGTATCTGCTTTTTAATCGTTTCAGTCATTGTCACCGTCCCCAATCTTTACCGCTAGGTCTTCACCGTAAACAACATTAAGACCGCTGCCATTGTCCCAATCCACCATCAATGAAGCGGTATCATCCACCCCAGTAACAGTCCCAAGCGTTCCAAGAGGCGGTGCTTGGCAGTCATCCATTCTCACCAGTTCTACCCTTGTTCCTGCAGGGTATTCTCTGCGTACTTTCTCAACAATTTCTTTATTCGGAAATCTCATCGCTATTCATCTCCTTTTTCGCACCGCTCTTAAAGGCACTGCTGCCGTTAAGGTTCTTCAGCAGAATTTTACGGTCAGTTTTATAAATTTCTCCTATAAACCCCAATCGAAGAAGGAAACAGCGGAAAGCATATTTTTCATTGGGGACTTCCTTTTCCGTGCTGGAGATGCGTTTATGTTCTCGGCTCATTTTGCAGAGGGCAGAAATGAAATCCGTGTAAGCTTTGACGGTATCAGCAGCCAAGCCGTCTGAAAACCAAGGGAAGGAAATCTTATCTGCATCAATAATGATGGGAAGTTCGCTGATGCCCAGTGCCTTTTTGATAAGGCTGCTCTTGGATTCCAGAAGATTGGTAAGGTTGCCTGCAAGCACCGCATCCAATGGCATTGCCACTGTCAACCCCGCAGTTTCGTTTTTAAGTTTTTTTCCCGTAGTCCCGTATGCAGCCAATGGCTCTTTACTAGCGATTTCCGGCTGTGGTTCATCATATGCGGAACTCTTGCAGTGAAAGCCTTTTTGTTCAAGCTGTTCTAGCACCTGCTCGATTTCTTCGCTGTTTGCCATGTCGTTAAAGGTAAGATTTCCTTCTTTGGTTACTGTGAAATAGTCCACTGCATAAGCATAAGTTGGTGTTTTCTGATAAACCGCTTTGGCTCCAGTAATTTCTTCTAATGCCTTTACAAATGGTTTTCTGTCGGTGATGTTGTAAATAACTTTCATTTTGTAAGTACCTCCTTTTCTTCGGTACTACATATATCACTCTAAAAGGAATAAATAGCAAGCTAATTATGTAGAAACTTTTAAGTTATTTTCCATCGCCGCTGACCTCCAAATCCTCAAAGCGGATGGTCTTTCCATCACGGATGACCGATACAGTATCTGCAGAGCCGACCTGCTCAATATAACGCTTTACTATAACATCACAGTATTTTTCATCTAGCTCAATGGTATGACAGATTCTGCCTAACTGTTCGCAGGCTATCAAAGTGCTACCGCTGCCGCCAAACGGATCAAGAACGATGCAATTGCTCATACTGGAATTCTTAATCGGATAGGCAATAAGTGGAATCGGCTTCATGGTCGGATGGTCACCGTTTTTCTTCGGCTTATCAAACTCCCATATGGTAGTCTGCTTTCTGTCGGAGTACCATTGATGCTTGCCTTTCTTTTTCCAACCGTAAAGGCATGGCTCATGCTGCCACTGATATGGACTCCTACCAAGCACTAGGCTCTGTTTTTTCCAGATACAAGTTCCCGACAAGTAAAAGCCTGCTTCCGAGAATGCCTTTCTAAAATTTAAGCCTTCGGTATCTGCATGGAACACGTAAATGCTGCCATCTTCTGCCATTACCCTTTCCATGTTTGTAAAAGCATCTAACAGGAACTGGTAAAACTTATCATTCTCCATATTGTCGTTTTTAATCTTTCCTGCACCGCCTTCATAGTTGACGTTGTAAGGCGGATCCGTTACAACAAGATTAGCTTTCTTCCCATCCATAAGAGTTACATAGGTTTCCTCCTTGGTGCTGTCCCCACAGACTAGGCGATGCTTTCCAAGCAACCATACATCACCGTCTTTAGAAACCGGCGGCTTTTTAAGCTCCCCGTCCACATCAAAATCGTCCTCCTGCGTATCACCATCATCTCCTGCAAACAGTTCAGCTATGTCTTTTTCGTCAAATCCTGTTAAGGCAACATCAAAATCTGCACCTTGCAGGCTCTCTATCTCCACTCTGAGCAGTTCTTCATCCCATCCTGCATCCATGGCCATACGGTTGTCCGCCAAAATATAGGCTTTCTTTTGAGCCGGAGTAAGATAGTCCACAAATACGCAGGGTACTTCTTTTATGCCTTCCTCCTTGGCTGCTAAAATTCGTCCATGACCAGCTATCACGTTATGTTCCCGGTCGATAATGACAGGATTAATAAAGCCAAATTCCCTTAACGATGAACGTAGTTTCAGAATCTGTTGTGGATTATGTGTTCTAGCGTTGTTAACATAAGGTACTAATTTTTCTATAGTTACTAACTGCATTTCCGTTGTTGTTTTTTCCATTAAGCACTGTTCCTTCCAAAATCTTGCTAAGGACCTTTTCAGCACCCTTGATATTGTCAGCGAGAGCCTGTCCCTTTAAAGTTCTGACCTGCTGTTTAGTAAGCTTTGGTCTATAAAATTTCAGTTTATGTAAAAAAGCCGTAAGCTCCATCATCATTTTCTCCTTGCCCGCAAAAGCAGCTCCATGGTATCTGTCGTGCTATCCTCAAAAACCTCTGTGCAGTTTTGCTTAACAATGTCGTAAATTTCATACCAGATAAGATTGGCGCTTTTCTGATATTGTTGGGACATCTGTACAAAAGGCGAGGTCATTACCCCGCCAGTCGTTGGATGCTTCCCCAATAAGCCGTATGTACTTGTTGCATCTTCGCACTGAATATATCTTGCCATAGCCTGTGAATAGGTTTCTATAAGCCGTGGATTTACTAATCTTTCACAGTTGCGCTCTTTTAACCACAGCCAGGTTTCTTTATATATTGCATCAGCACCTAAGGGAACTCCATTTTTCTGCCTTGCCGATAAATAGTCGCTGGGTTTTGGCATATCCGCACCCTCTAAAACCGCGCCTTCCGGTAAATCCACTGCCTCTAATTCCGCTGTTTTAAGTACCGGAATATCATTGGCCAGAACCTTTACCATTTTCCCGTTTTGTATTTTCTCGGCAGCCCCTGCCGGCTTATCACCTGCTCTGACTCTTCTGCCACCACGGTTCGTACCGTCCCTTGCCATTATTCACACTCCTCAATCTATATCTTAGGGTTAATCCCCTGTTTGAACTGCTCTTTTTGTGCGTGAAGCCCCCCGCCCGTTCCTCCCGTACAAGGGTTTTGAGATTTGACCTCCCCCTCCCTGCACCTTCATCAGTGCCAACGGTCACCATTTTGTGCATGAATCCTTGCATGGCATTCTTTACACAAAGCTATGAGGTTCTTCCTATCATGCGTTCCTCCTTGGGCCAACGGAAGTTTATGGTGTATCTCTTCAGTCGCAACATACCTGCCCTTTGTTAAGCATTCCTCACACAAAGGATGCTCCGCAGCATAGCTGTCACGGATTCGCTTCCAAGCGCGTCCATATCTACGGCGTACAGCAGGATTCCTGTCGTACTTCTCATAGCGTTTGTTTTCTTCTTTCTGGTGTTTCTCACAAAACCGTCCATCCGTTAAGTCAGGACAGCCTGGATAAGAACACGGTCGTTTAGGTTTTCTTGGCATCTTCTCACCTCATTTTAGGCATAATAAAAGCCCTGCAGGTCGGTGTGACCCACAAGGCTTTCTACGATTTTACCCGTTTATATTTTTTTTGCTTTTCGCTATTATAATAATATCACAGGTGCTTACTCTCATTCTATCACATTAACTCTCATGTTCCGGTGGCAAGATAATTTCTTTCAGTGCCGCACTATGCATTCGGTGTATGTGCTGCATAGAATAATTCATATCCACGGCAATCTGCTCCCATGAGATAA